CACTTGTTAGGGTGGAGTTATAACCACTTGTTAGGGTGGAGTTATAACCACTTGTTACATTATCCCAGTGAAAAACAAAGCTTTTAGGTAACAACTTTTTTACTTCTTCTAAACTTGGAGTATTTAATATCACATTACCTTTTCTAAACTTTACCTTGTCACCAAATTTAATATATCCGTCATCTGTTTCAACTTCTAAAACAATGAAGTTACCTTTTAGTGAGCCATCAAAATAACTCCAATTGTTTTCATCCCAGCCATGTAAGCCATTACCACATTTCTCTTCGTCTTTCCAATCTGGTGCTTCAACAATTCCATTTTGAGGATATTCAAAGTCTTTTTTATAACTTGAGAAACTACCCTCTCCACACCTTTTTAATACAAGTTTTTTCATAGGTTATTTAATAATTAATTTTTCATCATTTTCTAATGGTAATACTGGTTTTTGTTTATTTTTACAATTTTCTATTATGTTCTGTTCAGGATAACGCCTTGTGCCATCAAGATTTTTGAAGAATGGTTGTCCATTTTCATCATGGAAGTATTGTTGTCCATCTTTGAAGAATTTCATTATTTCTCCTTTTTCATCAAGGCTTTGAGCTTCTTCATTAACAAAAAGAACATATCCAAATGTATATTCAGACCTATCAGAAAGTACACAATTAAATAACGCAGATTCTTCGGCAGTCATTTCGTGAAATATATTGTCGTATTTTTCGTTGAAACACCACAATGCAAACACTAATATTATCAGTATTGTTATAATCCAAGTAATTCTTTTATTATATGTCATATTTTTTACTTCATAAATAGCTAGGTGCTGGCGGTAACGATTTGACGAGGGTCAGACGTGAGTCACCTAACTGACTTGCTTATAGACTCAATTTGTTACTCGTATAGTCACGTTACATATATGTAGTTTTTCAGGCTACATACTCGGTATAATGTGCACATTAACCTAGTGTCTACCTATTCCACCACACCAGCACTTAGCTATCTATGAAATTGTTAAATTACTAATATACTACAATAATAGCAGTATTATTAGATATTGCAAGTAAAGGTGGGGATAACTTTTATATCTAGTTTTCATATTTTGTATTCATTAGTATCATGTGCAATTCAACCTCTCCCTTTGAAGAAGTACTCCAACAGAAGATCCGATACCTATATATCCAATAACTATATCAATACATGTACACACCCCTTTCTATATCTATATCAGTGAAGAGTAGTAAATAAAGATAGATACTTCGATTGTGGATACTATACTGTGAAGTAATTATGTGCTGATACAGTGAGGGGACGACAGGTTGTCGGTCGTTTGTTCCCCCTTTCTTTCATCAGAACACAAGTACTCCTTAATATTCGTGTGCTGGGACCTCAAATCCAGTCACCTTATTATTTAAGTCCTGTTTATCCAGGAAGGACTTACATCTGGTTCTAGTTATTGGATTGTAAATAAACAAATAACGCCACCTGTGAGGAGGCGGCATTATTTGGTCACAATCTCCTCACAGATTACGACATAGGTAGTATAGCAAATGCAAAAAATAAGTCAAGTGGGTAAATAACAAAGGTCACCGACAACCTAGGTGACCAATGTATAAAGCTTAATCAATTGGAAGTTAAGGCAAGCCTCACTTCACCTGTATTGTAGCATAGTTATAACAATTTAGTCAATCGGTTAATATGGTTACTTGTAAAGAGTAGGTAAAACTATTTACAAGGATTAGACAAGTTAATGTGGTTACTTATAAGAGTTATATTTTGATGATTGTTACTCTTTCTTGTCTTGTAATTTTTGTATTTACGGTTACACCCTCTATGTGGTCTACACCGGGAACATCCTAACTCATGTCGATTTTGAGGTTTCATTTATTTAATTGTATGGGTCTTTCAATAAATTCTTTAGACTGGTTACACAATTGACAACAAGTTACTAAATTAGTTTCTTCATTGCTACCTCCTTGCCACCTCGGTATTAAATGGTCAACAGTTGCAAGTTCACCTTTATCTCTTAAATACATATTATCTATCGTATAGCACTTTCTATTACAGTAATAACATTTATAGTGATCTCTTTTCCAGATTGCCATTTTTTTTGACCTTTTTAATAACTTTACTCTTTTCATTTATTTTCTTTATTAAGTGCGTACCACCAAAATGTCTTGGAGAAATGTTTAGCCTTGTTACACTTGTCTAATAAAACGTATAAGTCACCTGTCTTGTACACTGATAATAAATTGGCTACATAATTAAGTGTTAACTGTTTGTACTTAGTACCTAACCTTTCTTGGTTAAGTCTTTCTGTGAAGGTGGTTAGTAGGTCACCACGTTCTGTGTGACGTGTCTTTATTGATACTATCCTGTAGTTATTAAATAAGTCTTTAGTGGTTATCATTTCTTTTTACTCCACCTCTTTCTAGCTAATAAACGAAACCAATTTTTTGAGTATTTTTTTAATGTTGCTTTGCCACCTAACTTTGCAATCTTTTTCATAAACTTTTTAGTCTTTATCATATTGTCTAATATTATAGCAATAAATATAGAAATTGCAATGGTCGCATAATGACTACTTATCCCCAGATCTGCTTTACAAGCACGCTCGCATAGACTATACTAATAACAGAACATCAAGTTCGGTAGTAGATGAAATGGTAACGGTTATCTTGTTCTCGATAGTACTCGATACCTCGTCAATCATTTCACAGACTACTTATTAAAAACCTAGTCTATCTCATGTATATCACAACTTCCCGACTAGGTTAGTGGTATACAGTAGATAATAAAAATATGACATTAGAAAAAATAATGTTAGAGGCTACAGAAGATAAGAGAGACGATTGTTCATATCCTTATGATGAGGATGTGGAAGCAATAGAGAAGTTTGAGCAAGAGGAAAGTGAGAACGTATTAGAGAGTGATAGGAATGATTTTATTTATAACTTATTAAGACAATGACCCTACAAGAAATACAAATTATAAAAGATGCACTAGAGAAAGCTAGACACGATATTGAGAATAGTTTCGATAGAGCCGAGGAGATTATAAATAATATAACTACTGAATAATATGAAAAAAACATTAGAAAGAATAACAATAAAACTAAGTGGTGACTTATCTCATATAACAGGTGATAAAAGTAATATTTATGGTAATGTCTCAAGATTAAGTGGTGATGTCTCAGAATTAAGTGGTAATGTCACAGGATTATGGGGTAATGTCTCAGAATTAAGTGGTAATGTCACAGGATTAAGTGGTAATGTCACAGGATTATGTGGTGATGTCTCAGAATTAAATGGTAATGTCACAGGATTAAGTGGTGATGTCTCAGGATTAAGTGGTAATGTCACAGGATTAAGTGGTGATGTCACAAGATTATGGGGTAATGTCTCAGGATTAATTGGTAATGTCACAGGATTATGTGGTGATGTCTCAGAATTAATTGGTAATGTCTCAGGATTAATTGGTAATGTCTCAAGATTAAGTGGTAATGTCTCAGGATTAATTGGTAATGTCTCAAGATTAAGTGGTGATGTCTCAAGATTAAGTGGTAATGTCTCAGGATTAATTGGTAATGTCTCAGAATTAAATGGTGATGTAGATAATTGTGAATTAACAGAAGAAGACAGAAAAAATGGTGTAGATATTAAAGACTTAATTAAATAACATGATATATATGCAAACAACAGAAGAACGATTTAATAAATATCCTTCACCTTCAACGGCACATCTTATTGAATCAAGAGTAGAAGGAGTATCAATTGACTATGGATATAATCAATCATTAACAGGAGAGGTACATGAAAATTTAGTAGAAGATAATGGAGAAGTTTATTAAAATAATAATAAAATAATGAAAGCACCACAACCAAGTATGCAAAGGTCTTTAGTACCAGAAGGAACATTTTTAGCTAGAGTTATAAATGTCGTTTATATAGGTACTATAAAGACACAATGGAAAGGAGAGGAAAAAGAAGTACCAAAATTAAGGATTACATGGGAGTTACCAACCGAAACTAAAGTATTCAAAGAAGGAGAAGCAGAAAGACCATACGTGATGTCTCAAGAATACACTCACTCAATGGGTAAGAAGTCTAATCTACGACCAATTACCGAAGCTATAATCGGTACATCTCTAACAGATGATGAAGCATATAACTTTGACCATGATAATTTGTTAGACCAAGCATGCCAAATAACTATTATCCATGAAGATAAGGAAACTGGTACTTATGCAAAGGTTACAGCGGTATCACCACTACTAAAAGGCGTTACATGTCCACCAAGAGTTGGAGAATTAAAGAAGCTATCTTTTGATTCGTGGAATGAGGACTACTTCCAGTCTTTGCCAGAGTTTATAAGAAAGAAAATTATGTCTTCAAAAGAATACAAGAAAATGAAAGGTATTAGTGAGGACGCTGTAATTGACCCAATGGACATTCCCTTTTAATTAACATGCCTATCTTCTACGCCAAATCAAGAGATATGAAGCTAATACCCGATAACATGAAGGTATGGCTAGACTATCTCTTGAGCGTAGACGGTAAGCCTCTAATTGTCGATATACGAAGGGAAACTGGTGTAAGGTCTAATAACCAGAATAACTACTACTGGGCGTGTATGGAGATAATATCTAACTCTACAGGGCATACTGCCGAGGAGTTACACTCGCTATTCAAAAGGTTATTCTTACCACCAAAGTACATCAAGGTGCTAGGTAGAGAGTTAAAAGTACCAGGCTCTACATCTACACTAAACAAGTCGGAATTTGTGGAGTACATGATGAAGATTAGTGCCGAGGTAGCACAGATGGGTATAACATTACCAGAGCCAGAGAAAGATATAGCTAAATTAAAATAAGTATGTATGACCAGATTAAAAAATACATAGAGAAGAACGTGTCTGCGAGAGAAAGGCGTAACAAGAACAAGTTTATTGCTTGGTTTCTATTCAATAAGTACAAGTTACAGGATAATAAACTTGACCAAGACACACTAGAGGAGTTAATAGTCATGGCCAGTGACTGTGATAGGTACTGGAGAAAGGTATTACAAGAGTGTCCAGATTTGCGTGGTAAGGACTACATGGATAAGGTGGTCATAGCACAGGAGAAACAGATTGAGTTAGGATATGAGCCAGGGTACTATAAGAATAAATTACATGATAAATAAAGTCTACTGGATATGGATGGCTGTTGGAATAGTATGGCTGTACATATTGTCAAAATAACTTATTAAAAGATGAAGCGAAGTAAATTAAGAAAACTAGGCAAACAAAAAATAAGTGTAGTACAAAGAAAACTTTGGCAACTTTGTAAAGAAATAACTAGAAAGAAATATGGGAATACTTGTTATACGTGTTATCAAGCTGGCCTTGTTGGTTCAAACTGGCATACAGGACACTTATGGGCAAAGGCATCACTGGGAGCTTTTCTAAAATACGATTTACGAGTATTACGGCCACAATGTTATAACTGTAATATAAATAGAGGAGGAATGGGGGCAGACTACTATCAAAGAATGTTGAAAGAAATAGGAGAGGAAAAAATGGCACAACTTCAAAAGGATAGACAGGTTACAGTAAACGCTATGGATCACTATCTCAAACTTATCAATGAGTATACAGAATTATTAAAACATGACTAACTTACCCAACTTACCTCACTTTCATCTAAAGAAACTTGAATGGTTAAAGAATTGGTCTTTGGCAACGAAACCTTTCAAGGATTATAAAATCTACATAGTTTGCATATGGACTGAATGTAGTGTCTGTGGATATAAGAAAGAATTTACGACTGTTACATGTACAGAAAATCCCGGCTGGGTATATGTAGAATGAAAAAGCACACTTGTTCACAATGTACTGGTTTAGCTTACATTAAAGGATATTGTTATAAACATTATCAATTAAATAAATATCATGAAAGAAAAAGAAGACTTGGAGATGTTTGGGACGAACAACGAACTAGAGTATGTGGCGGCGTCACTATCAATACTAGGAATAATGGGGGCTATATTAGCTATAATAATATCATGTATCACATAACTCCATTACAGATATTATGGTTACATTCTAGAGGTGGACGAACAATTGATGATGTAGAAGTCATTAACGGTGAGCTTGGTGTAATGATGAGAGAAGGTAATAGAGATGTATTTGTCGGTATACCAAACGATCGTTTTATAAAACAAGAATATAATATTAAACCTGCTTTTCCAAAATCAGATAGATTAGTTTTAATGTGTAAGAAATAACAAAAACCCCCGCATAAGAGGTTTTTGTCCTGTCTACCACAAACCCTAGACAGATTTTAAGTCTATCACCTTCTACCGCCTAAACGAACAGGGGTAAACTGTTTCAATACTTCTGCAATTCCTGCTCTAGCACCAGTCATAGCAAGAGAAATCCAAAATGCGGTTGTCCACTCAATTACCCCTACTGCCGTTATAGAAGCGGCAACTGCTAGTAAAAATGCACTAACAAAGGTGTTAGCCCAAGATATTAAACGAACTTTTAATGTATCTGACATAATATATTAGTTATTAATAATACTTATTATACCATAAAAATAGGGAGGTGATGAGCCTCCCAGTTGTCAAACAACCACCTCCTTTCCAGTTACGAGGTCAATACACGCAAAGCGATAGCGCGGATCGATCCACTTCTCGGAGATGATCCGAGCAATAAGTGGAGCAGACATATTCGACCATTGGGCGTGCCAGTGGTCGTGCATATCCTTCGGCACTATCGAAATGTTTGTGTGATGATCACTGCCACCAAGACTTCTCGGGCGTTTGTGATGCCGAGACTCTCCCTGCCTGATCTTGATCCTTCGGTAGGATTTCAAGTATGCCCTCCTTTGTGTTCTAGTCATAGACTTTTTCAAGTTGCCATGACACGAGACGGTGAACTGCGGAATGAAGGTACACGACCTTTAGATCGTCCTTGTGTTTTTCTGCACAGTTCTGACAGCAGAAAGTTCTGCCGTCGATGATTACCGCCTTTGAAAGATTAATTGGTAGCCTACAACGGCTTCTAAAGCAGTGTACAGTTTTCATAAGTTTTCAATGTGCTAATCCCCTTGTAATCAAGAGGTAGGGCAGGTGCAACTAATCTTTTTATTTATAAAAAATGATTTTGGATTATCACCTGCCTTACCTATTGACTACGATACACTAAAGAACCACGACACTAACTCATCATATAGTTTCTTGTACCACGCTACCTGCTCTTTTAATTGCTTTATTTCGGCTTCTTCTGCTACACATGTACGATCTATCGGTTTAGGTGGTATTAGTGTGTCTACAGGGCGTATAAGAAGCGTGGAAAGCCATTGGTCGGTTATTCTATCTCCAGGACAGGTTTTAGAAGTAGCAAAAAATCTATGGAATAACACATTTTCACTTGGAATATGGTATTTGTCTTGCATTGCCCAGATGTGCTTTTGAAGTAATCCTTTTTCAATTAAAGGCATGTCCTCAATGTCTCCGTCAAATCCAACACAACCAGAAATACTTTGATAGTTAATAGATAATTTACCTTCTGTGCCAGGTGGATATACCTTTACTCCGTCATAACCTTGATTGCAATGACAACCAACTTCCCAATCTTCTTTACATTTATATTCTTTTCCTCCAGTAAATAAACGGTGGTATCCTACAAAATTACCTTTGTAAACTTCACTTTCATAAAATTGCCTAACATCTCTGTGATAGTTGTTCGTTGCTTCAAATTGATCTTTGTTTTTTGTATAGGAGACATCAGTACAGTGGATCAAATAATACTTGGGGACATTTTTGGTTTGTCCGAGAGATACACCAAGTTTTATTTCTTTAGGGTTCATTTAGAGTGCATATAATTTTCTAAACCATGCAAATATTTTACTCCATAAAGATTGTTTTGGCAATCCACCTTTATACACAGCATAGCGAATACAGATTGCAAAGTTCATATCTTTACGAACTTTCTTTGTACTGTGGTCATATGTATCAAAAATATAATACTCTCGGTCAGTTTCTTTATAAAGAACACACCAGTGTGTGTCCGGTTGACCGGCGGGGCGATAGTAAAGTCCTTTTTCATCTGTAGTCCACGCATAAACAGATACACCAAGAGGAGAAAGCTTTAGTGCATCTGTTATCCTTCGGGCCTTTTCTGCAATTGGTATTGGTGCATCATAATCATTCCAGACATACTCTTGTTTTATGGTCACCATTGACAGTAGTGCTTGGGCTTTGGTTTTAAGTTCCTCGGTTAAAGGTCTAGGAGTTATAAACTCCTCGTAAGTTAATCCTACTGGTAAGACACTTTCGTCTACATCACCGTTTCTTCGTAAAAACTCACCAACTGTAAAAGGATCACCACCATAAGGATCGGCATTTAATCCGTTGTAAACAAACCTTTCGGAGAAGTTCCACTCATCTTGTGGGTATAAACACTTTAGATAGATTTCAAGTATATTGATACTTCCGTAGATATAACACGATTGCGGATCGTTCCCGTCTGAAAGTACCTGTGGCTCATATACAGGGAGATATGGTGTCCAGTCACCTGTAGGATTGACTATAGTCTTAGGTAAAGTCCCCCATTTATAATCGGTTTCTGCAATCTTACCTAGTTTAAGTCCAAAGTTTTTCATTTTTATTCTCAGTTATGATGCGGTTTGTCTATCTGTTGATATATTGATTCGATCAGTCAAAATTGGATCACGAGATGTAAACTCAAATGCTCCTATTGTTGGGGTAATATTGAATCTTCTTCCTCTATAATCTCTTGAATTTGGAGTTATAAATTTACCTACTTTAATTAAAGATGTACAAGTCTTATCCAACATCAATGAATTTGATACATTATTATAAACTGGTTGTATATTTAACGCAGTTGGTTCATTAACAATCCATGCTGTCCAAGCAATAGCTGCTGGGCCAATTCTAAAATAATTTCCAGTAGTTATTGCAACATTATCAATATAATAATTATTATTGTAATAAACAGCATCCTGACTTGCATCAGCATTATATTGAACATAAGTTACAGGTATAACTGTATAATGAATATTATTGTTAGCATAGACACATCCACTTGTATTAAAGTTAACATTCTTTTCGTTATACACTCCAAATGAATCTCCATCTTCAAGATAAACACTGTTATTTATAAAGTAACAGTTTGTACCACCTTTTATTCTCATTGCTTGTCCAACAGAATTTATTATTTGATTACCACTTATAATACAATTAACTGACTGTTTGAATATCATACCAATATATCCACCAATAATTTTATTACCGTAAGCTATCGAGTTAGTACAGTTACCAAAAAAGAAACTATGCAGCGATAGATTTCCATAAAATCTAGAGTTTATTATATTGTTGTATACAACACCACCGTAAACTCCATTGTTATCAGTAGAATCTTCTACCGCTTCTTTTCCTAATGCTATTAAATGTCCATTGTAACCTGTAAAATTTATATTATTGTTATAAATCTTTGGATTAGCGGAACCATAACCATCTGCAACACTTTCAGAATATACTATTATAGTATCAGAACGACCATCAGTTGTGTTTAATACAATATCGAAATCATTATTATACACTTCAACATTATCAATACTCCCTATTGAAAATACATTGACAGTAGTTATTCCAGTTTCTACAATATTTACTGTATTATCGTATATTCTCATATATGAAACAGTATTACTAGCCGCACCGTTTATTGCGAATAAAGTTATACTTGTAGTTGGTACAACATCAGTAATATTTATAGTATTTGAATTAAATACCAAAAGACCAGATACCATTTTATTCGTCTGACCAATTCTTAATATATTTGTCCATATTGAACCGTCAAATGTACAACCAGTAATAGTTAGATTAACCTCATCTTCAAGGATAATAATGTCATAATTACAATTATGAAATGTACAATTCGTTATATTTAATGTCTGTACAAATGCGACATCATTAAGGTTTATTGCGGCGACTGTATCCTGATCATTACCATCAAAATAAATTCCAGTAAAATTTAGTGTACCATCAGAAGCAAGAGTAATATTAAACGCATAAGTAGTTGCCAAAATAATTACTGTTCCTTCATTTTCGGCTTGAAATGTACCATATTTAGTCATAGTAAATCCAGCCCCAACATTATACGTACCATCGTTTATAATAATGATATCTCCAGCGGTCATATTTGTATGAGCACCAGAAATAGTTAGCCAAGGTGTACTTTTATTTTGTGCTTGTGTAGTATTATTTGAGTCACTACCTACACCATAACCGTTTGTTGCTGTATTTGATACATAATATGTAGCCATATAATTATATATTATCTATAACTAATAGTGGCAGATACATCGGCTGTTGTAGTAAAACCGACATATAATCCTGTAGAAAATTCGACATCAAGAGTAAGTGTTACTGGTGTTAATGTTGCAGCTGGAATATAGTAATTAAATATTACCGTATCTGCTTCTGTAGTATTATCATATAGTATGATACTTCCTGCTGTAGCCGCCGCATCAGTTGGAGTTATTGTTATTGTGTGAATAAAACCAGCGCCAGTTTTGACTAAAGTATCGGCTGTACAATAAGCATAATTAAATCTTTCCTCTACTTTAATAACATCATTAGTTTGATCTTCTCCAGATAGAAGAGTTACTAATGAAATATCTAAATACTGTTGATTATTATGTTCAATTTCTGATGTTAAATATTTATTTGTCATATTATTTTATTATATTATTATTTATTTACACTTTGACCCATATGAGCTGATAACTCATTTGCAAGGACTATATGAGAATAGGCAAAATAACCTACAATAGGGAGAATTAAAAGAGATACTATTCCAGATAATATAGAGACTCCAACTACAATATTACTTTTTGCTATCTTTAGGTCATTTATATCGCAATCAAATTTCTCTACTGCTTTAGCAAAAGAACCGTTTCTAGTAATATTTTCTTTATCAATATTTGCGATGTGGTCTTTTATCCTAGCTATGTCAGAGCCAGTTTGTGAAGTAGTCTCGGCGATAGCTTTATGGCTTTTGAAGACAAAATCACTAACAGTCTCAACAATTAAATCTTTTATATCTTGTTTGTCTTCATTGGTAAACGCCATATTTGTTATAATTATTCTGGTATTAATTTCACCGCTTTATCTAATAATACTTTCCACCTTGCTTTTTGTGCTCTTACTTCATCAAGTGAAACCTGTAACTGATTTTTTTCTTGATTATATCTTTCAACAACTTGGTCAATTTGTAGTTGTAGATTGTTAATTTTTTCATTACATACATCAATCTCACCTCGTAGTTGTTTCTTTGTATATTTATTCTCCATGACCTGCTGTGGTATGGTCTTTGTTACGATAATCTCCTCACCTGTACCTTTTTTTATATCTTCCATATTATTATATTTATAATTTATAATTATTCTCCTATATATTCGACATTCACATTTCCATATTGAACAGTGAAATTGTTTGAACCACCGTCTGTGTGTCGTACTCTAAAATCTACTACCGAGGTAGATGTTGCAGTAAAGAAACCAGAAGCCGAAACAGAATCTATATTACCACCTGATTCAATGTTGCCCCAGTGGATATTGTTTCTTTCAATACCATCAACGAATAATGCTCCCTTAAAATTTATATTTGGATCACTAGAAAATGATACACTGACGTTTGCTCTATACTTACCTGGTTTAGTAATTGTAAGAATTGAAGAAGCTGGAGTTGGAGTACAGTATTTTGTACTAATTGCTTGTGTAGTTGAACCGAAAGCATTGATTTTTGTATATGTAGTACCAGTAGGAACAGAGGTTGTTACTGCTCCATTATCAGAATACATTTCACAGAAGATACCGTACTTTGTGTCGAGTGTGCCGTCTTTATCTATATTAAAGACTGTCTTGTATACGTTTGTAGCACTTGATGTGGCGAAAGTTGCAATAGGCATGGTGCCATTTGTAAAACCTTGAATACTAAACTTACCCAGTGGAGATGATGACCCTACACCTATCGCACTACCTTGGACTGGTGCGGAAGATACAGTTGCCCCACTATACATACCGACACCATACAAAACATTTCCTATATTAAGTCCAGCACCAGAGTCAGATGAGGTAGCATTTACATTTTGACCTAGAATAATGTTGTATTTACCTGTGGAGACATTGTAACCTGATTGATAACCGAGGAGGGTATTGTAGTCACCTCCTGTTCCTGCGGAGTATCCTGCTTGATAACCAAGATATGTTCCGCCTTGAGAGGAGTAGTTGGCTGTTCCTCTAGCGGCTTGATGGCCAACAGCAACGGTATTAGTTGCTGAATTATTATATCTTTCTGCATAAAAACCAATTGCAATATTATTTGAACCTGTAGTGTTGGTATTCATTGAAGTATAACCAACTCCTACATTATACTCACCTGTAGTATTAGAGAATAATGTTCCAGAACCATAAGCCACATTATAACTTCCTGTTGTATTTGCAAATAAAGAGGTATTTCCAATCGCCATATTATAATTTCCTGTTGTATTTGCATATAAAGAGGCATTTCCTATTGCAGTGTTATAACTTCCAGTTGTGTTTATGTACATAGATGCAATACCACTAGCACTATTATAACTTCCTGTCGTGTTATTTCTAAGGGCTATAAATCCGTTAGCAGTGTTATAACTTCCAGTTGTATTAGCGTATAAAGCATAATAACCTGTAGCAGTATTTTGAAAACCTGTTGTATTAGAATAAAGAGCATTTACCCCGACTCCTGTGTTAGATTGACCAGTAGTATTCGAATATAAAGAGTTATATCCAATTCCTGCATTATAATTACCTGTTGTATTATATTGGCCAGACCCTGAACCAATAAACGTATTTTGTAAAGAAGATGTACCCTGTCTAAATTCTACCCCAGCAGTACCGCCAGCATCATGAAAAACTAATAGTGGTGTACTTATTGCTGAAATAACCTTAACAGATATTGCCGAGATTGTGCCATTGAAGTCAGTTGTCGGATTAAAAGCTAAAGGAAAGTTCGTCGTAACAGGTTTATGTCCTACTGTATAAGTATTACTTGTAGAATATATTTGTGTAGTAGTAGCTGAACCTAAAGTTACAGTAACACTTCCTGCTGTTCTACCTGAAATAGTAAATGATATTTGATAATAAGAAGTATTTGATACTGTCATTGTACGAAATAGAGAGGTAGTATTACCCGCTGTATGAGCAAAACCTGCATTATAATCTCCAGTCCAACCAGTAGAAGTCCAACCTGTTGCATCAGTAAGTTCAGAACCAAGAGTGGGTGTTCCAGAAGCATACTTTTCACCAATAAACATTCTATTGCCAATCATTAAGTTACCAGCGAAAGTGGAGGTGGCGTTTGCAGATGTAGAGGTTAAATATCCTACTGTTGGAGAAGTTGTAGATGTCATTGGGCTATTCCCCCCATTTGAATAAAGTAAACCTGCGGTTGGTTGTGATATTCCTGTACCACCACCATAAGGGAACAAGACAGTTGTTGCGGCTTGTGAAATTTGATACATGCCGACCACAAGACTTATTATGATTAGAGTTTTTTTCATTTTAATAGTTATAATCACATTCTAATAATTCTCCAGTTTCTAGGGCGACAGCTAAAGTTATAGTCGCACCAGATAGGGTATAGTCGTTACCAACCCCTGCTCTTTGTCTTGCTCCACCGCGATATAAAGAAATTGTACTTGCAGGAGTGTGTGCAAGTGTGAAAGTTGTACCCGAACCAGTTGGAATTTCTCCAAAGACTGATATTCCACCTACACCAGTAGTTGAAATGACCTTTATACCACCAACTGTCGATATTGAAATACCAGAACCAGCTGAATAACTATCTCCACCACCACCATGTAAATATCCATTACCTAATTGATGAGAAAAAGCACTCATAGTCTGTTCAAGTCCGTCAATATCTGAATACTTCAATCTCTTACCTTTTGGCAATCTTGTAAAAAGATGTAACAGATGTTCTGGTTTTAGAATAGACTGGTCACTATTTTTTGTTGAATTTATTTCTTCTGCAACCTTTTTAACAATCTCTTTTATATCATTATCGGTAAAATAATGAACCCCTTTTAATGGAGTAATCGCATCTTTTCCATCTTTCCCCTTATCACCTTTTGTTACCGTAGAACGAATTCTTGATATTTCTCTCGAAAGAGAGGCGTTGTAATTTGCAAAATAAGTTTGAAGAATGCCACTTAATTTTTGCATTTCTTCCTTGTAAACATCCATAGCTTCACTATGTTTACGAATTTCATTCTGTATAGCTTTCATTTCTTGACGATGTATTTTTACATCTCCAGAATGATCTTCAATTTTCTTTTTGTGTTCTTCTATTTTTTCTAGAGCATTTTCTCTCAAGCCAAGAAAATCACCATGCAATTTTGTAAGGTCTTGCAACCATTTTGCAATAACAGCCTCTTTTCTATAAATATCTTGTACTTGTAATGGTGATATCATGGTATTATTTTAACATAATTTGTTAGTTTTTAATAATTAAATTTTATTTAGAATATGGATATTCTAATTGTGTTAAAATATCTTCAAAAAACTTAGCTAATCCAGCTTCGGTATTTGGCAATTGTATTCCACGTCTTTCAAACTGCTCAATTAGATCTGGTACAAAATTCTTATATGGGGGATCTGTTTTTAGTCTTTTGATATCTATGAATGTTTCCATATCTTTTAATAATCCGTACTCTGGTTTGGTCTTTATAAACGCATTTATGTTACTTTGGCCTGTATTTTTTACAGAAAGTCCCATTTTTGGATCTTTTATATAATCGGTTATCCCCTGCACGGTCTTGCTTTTGGGGATAAATTGTTGTTTACTTGTATCAATGGCATTTTTACTTTGGGTTATAATATTTTTAGTTTGGCCACCCGTTGGATTAGTAATAGCCATTGGTTGGCTTATATTGTGGGTCTTTTTATTGAGAGTTGCCTCACGAAGTTGAGACTCTGCAGTCAATTCTCTTGCCCTTCTTAATATTTCTTCTGGGGTATTAAATCTTTTTGTAACTAAATCTTTCACAAAATCCAACATTCCTTTTGAAGACAGGTTCGGTAATTGTAATTGTTGTAGCATTGAAGCCTGTCTAGCGTCCCCAGTTACTTCCATTACATATCGTGCAATAGTTGCCTCATCAATAAGATCAATTCCTGTAATATCTTTTACATCTGCAAATAATTTTTTAGTATTTGCATCTGATGGGCTGAATACTCTTTTCATAAGTGATCCTCCTTTTTCTCCTTCTGCTCCAAGTTTTAGATTCAATTCATTTCTAGTATCAATCAAGTCAGAGTATTTACTATTTAGATTTCGATAACTTTCTGGTAATTGTGATTTTAATGATTCATTCAAATTTCGTGTGATTGTTCTTAACTGTGCTGTTGTACTATCAGTAATAGGAACTGTTAAATTCTTTTTACTTGTAAATATTAAATCTTGAACAGTATCGATAAATTTATCTACTTGTGATGCGGTCGGATTATTACCTAATTGTTTAGCTTTATTCATAAGACTATTAAGTAATTTGGAATCTCCTTCTAAAGCTGTTTTATCAGCTAAAGCATTTTTTAATTCTTGTCTAAATTTTACAACAATGTTTCCAACAGGTTTATTACCAACAACATTTCGTTCTAATACTTGTGACTTTGTTTCTCCTATATTAGATAGTTTCCTTTGGATAGTATCTAGGGCTTCTTGAGCACGGGTTCCTGCATATTCAAGTGGTGTAGGATTTTTATAACTTTTTGACGCATCTTGAGCAATTTTTGAGTAAGTATCAAACGTTTTACTGGACACATTTTTCAATGATGTTTCTACTTGTGGTGGTATTTTTTGACCAAATAATTGAGAAGCTGTCTCTTTGCTTTTTTCTACTAATCCGCTTATTGGAGTTGTAATACCTTCTTTACCTTTTCCAATTAAGGTACCAACATCAGAAACAATAGCTTTTCCTTCCGTTCCTAATTCACTAGCTATTCGTCCACTTTGTTTTTCTAATTGAGTAAGGGCTGTTTTTGCCTCTGGAGCTCCAGCTATTCCTAATAGATTAACAGCGGTTCCAGCTGTTGATTTTGCAAAAGATGCAAGATCTGGATTTTCTTCCGCCCATTGTTTAACAGAATCAACAATTGGCTTGGATACATCTTTTATTTCTTGTACGCCACTTTGTACTGATTCCAATAATTTTCCTACACCTTCGGTTTGTGCAATATTTTGTAATGTTGGATTATTAGAAATAATATCAGTTAAGACATTAAAACCTCTTGTAAAAGCATCCGTTATTGGAGCGGTAGCTTCGTATGCAATCTTAGCTCCGCCAACTAGTGCCTCCGTTGGGGTTATAAGTTTTCCTTCTTCTGCTTTTTCTATTCCTTTTGATAAAACATCTCCTATATTACTGATTCTTTCCCCTATATCTCCAAAAAGACCTTTACCTTCTCGTCCAATACTTTTTATATTTTCAATACCTTGTTTTATTAAAGGACTTTGATCAATTCCTATATATTGACCACCAGTTTCTGATGGTTGAAAAATAGCTTGTCCTGATTTTAATTTTTCTGAAATTATTTTTTGTGATTCTGGAGAATATTTAGAAAGAAGTTTATTCTGTTTAGTTGGCTCATTTGTTAAAATACGACTTTGATATTCTGGATGTTTTTCAAGAGTCATTTTACCAATATCCGCATCAGAATAATTAGCATATTGCGGATACTTCTCTTTTATTTTTGCTCCAAATTGTTCAATTGTATATTGATTCATATTCCTAAATTAAGAGGGTCTGATAATGAACTCTTTGGAGTTGAAATAATATCCAATCCTAGAGGATTGTCTTTTGTTATACCAATAGCTGCATCTTTTGCTCTTTTTGTAATAGTCTTTATTTTTTCCAATTCTTTCTTGAAATCTGATTCACTTGCATTCCAGCGACCAGTTCCAATACCCTTTTCATCTAATATTTCCCAATTACCTAATTTTGTAGCTGCATTTTGGAGCATCAATCTTTCTTGATCTGACAATGCTCCAAGTGTTCCACCTTTTGCTTTCAAGTTTATAAGCGAATCAAGCGTTTCTCTTGATATCAATTGTTTAATATTTGCTATTGCATTTTGTGCTTTACCTGTTAAAGCAGAAAAGATTGGCAACCTACCAGTCCCGAACGTTCCTACTACTTTTTTATAGTCTCCACTATCAATAAGTTGATCAATTTGTGCTATCTTATCGTTCAAAGCTGGCACAACAGTTAATTGTTGCAATCTTTGTTGTTCTGATTCTTTTAATTTCTCTGCATCCGCTTTTACCGAAGCACTATCTGGTTTACCAGGATATATTTTAATGACTTCTCCCGTATCAGAATCAACTAAAGCACTACCTTCGCCATAATTTACAATTTGAGTATCAAGTTTGAGTTTCCCACCAGCTCCTTGTAACCAATTACCAGCAGCTTTTACAGCTTCATTTAATGAAGGAGCATTAGTAATAGCATTCTGTATATCTATTGGAGCACCATTTTTACTTGCAACAGTAAGAATCCCTGATATATCTCCTTGTACTTTCATCTGTTCATCCTTAATGGCTTTATTTTGTGCCATTATTGAATCAGTAATCTTTTGTGCCATATCCAGTTTATTCTTGCGTAACGTCTCAAAGCCAGCCATTTGTTTTTCCATTAGTTGAAACTTTCCTGTACGTTGAGCTTGTAGAATATCTGCTTTCATCCTTTCCTCTTGTGCTTGAAGTTCTTGTAAAGCACTCAAATCATATCTTGTTTTTGAGTCTAGTAATCCTTGAGAAGATAATGGGGCGTACCTAGCAGAACCTCCTAGAGCGAGTACATTCTCTAGTGCTTTTCCACTTTTCTTTTGTGATTCAACTAAAGCAGACTGTTTTGATGCCATTGCTGACTGCAAACTAGATAGAGCTGACTGCGTTTGAGCATCTATATTAGCAGACATCATGTCTTGCAGTTGTTTTTGTGCAGGGTCTATCTGCATTGTGGTATCTACTTGACCATAAACTCGCTTGAATATATCAGCTTCACTTTCTTGTGCTGTTTTATTAACTGGTTGTAAAGTTCCAACTTTGTTTACTCCAGTAATATCATTAGCTTTAGCATTCAATTCTGGAATAGTTTTTTCAATCTTGTTTACGTTAGATAGTATTGTTGGAGTTGTTTTTGTTTCTGGTGGAGTTCCTTGCACAAATTGACCACCTCCGACATTAGTGCCGTTTACTATTTTTCCTTCTGTCCAATATCCTGTTTGTGCCATGTTTATAAGTTATTAATTACCAGGTTATTAAAATAGCTCCAGCACCTCCAATTCCTTGGGATTGAGTTTGTCCACCCGAACTACCTGCTGAGCCTCCCCCTCCAGCACCATATATACCATTATTCCCCCCATCTGCTCCGCCAGAAAAGAAGCTGCTTCCACCTGTCCCTCCACCAGTTATACTACCAGTTGTACCAACAGATCCAGCTGATCCTTCCGCATTTATAATTCCACCAGATGATGTTCCTCCTGGGCCTCCACCAGCACCACTAGCAGCAGTAGCGCTATCACCAATTGTTCCTCCATTTGCTATGCAATAGGTACTAAATCTTGATACAGATCCTTGTCCGCCAACAATTATTTGTACTGATGTAGTTGCGGTAACATCTACGATATTAAAACAATGACCGCCCGCACCACCTCCACCTCCTGCAGACTGTCCTCCTGCACCACTATAACCACCACCATTTCCTCCACCACCAACTACATGGACAACTACTTTAGAAACTCCAGAAGGAGGCACAAATGTATACGTTCCTGCTGTACTATAAAAAGCATACTGTTTTCCTATTTCCCAAGCAGGCATGGAACCAATCATCGTAGAGGTTGCGGTAGTTGTTGAAAATGTATTTACCCCTGTAAATGTATTATTTCCACTTGTTGTAACAATGTTGCTAGGCAAGAAGTTGCTATCAATCTTCCCATCGTTTTGTGTCACTATCACCTTGAGTCCTGCTGTTGCGCTGTTATAAGTTGAAGTTGCAAGTGATGCGGGGATAGCCAACCTTCCAAGCGTTCCATTCGTAGTAGAAGATGCAATTTCAAGTCCTGTTGCAATTTCAACAGTACCAGTTGCAGTTTCACTTGCACCGCCTATACCACCAAAAGCTACCCCATCAACATAATTTCTATTTACTATTGATGTAGCATTAGCTGGTGTGGGTACTTTCCAATCTCCCGTAATAGTCTCATCATTCTGCTTTACAGCATACTCTGCAAAGTGTTGAGGAGAATCAGAGAGGATAAAAATAGATTGTCCACTGTGTGTTTGTCTCAATGTCGTTGATGCTGTATATGGATATGAACGTGACATACCACGACTAACCCCTGTTAGTGTAGCTGTACCGTCTGCGTTCTGTGTAATACCTGTAAAAGATATAAACTCACTACGAGTTGGCTGTTGAGGGTCAAGCGTACCATAAGCCACTGATGTATTTAGATATGACATCGTATAAGGAATTTGTGAAACTGGCTCCTTAAATGATGAAAGTTTTATTGTGGTATCTGTTGTACCAATAGAAGACTGAAGGCGATATGTAGCACCTCCTGTTGGATTATACGCTCCCAATCTTACTTGACCGCCAAGATCAGACACTTGTTGTTGCAATGATGCAATTGCTGGTACATAATTTTCTATTTGATTTGTTGGAGTTAGTGAATATCCAGCAAGAGATAAAACTCCAACTAAAGGTATTACTAGTATTTTACTTATTGAAGTTAAGATAGTTTGCATAAATTTATAATATTATAACATATTTTAATAATTATTTACGAATGAACGTGGCACTCATCTCCTGAACTTGTGGATTTGTACCCAAAGAAATAATCTCCCAACGACTATCTGGATCATTTGAAACAACTTCAAGAGCATACTCAAAACAATCTGTTGGATTAACTCCACAAATTGCTCTAAACTTTGGCAATAATTCCTGATCGCTTGTCTCACTTGTTATTCCGTCACCTAGAGGGTTCTCACCAAGTGATGAGTTGCCTATTGAAAGCTCTGAATTACTTGTGAAAAATGTAACAGGATCATCTACACTATTGATATTTACCTGTTGTAGTGAGGTTGATCCTTGATAATCAATATAAATATTAGCGTTAAGATTAACACCATTTGCAACATATCCCTCAAAATATGCCTTATCAAAAGCAAGTAATCCCTGCCTCCTTGCCCCTGATTTTGACCCTAGATGCCTATAAGCCATACGCATTACGCAATCATAGGGCAAAGGCTCATCAGAAGGACTATCGTCATGCCATTGAGCTGTATCCCATACTTGATATATTTGTGGATTTGCATTTGAATGACCATAAGTTACACCGTCTATAACGGCAAAACGTGATATGTTTCTTATCTGTGGTGGATGCCATAACCTTTCTGCTGTAATATTTCCATTTACATCCACACTTTCCCTAGTCTGGTGCATCCAATCTCGCCCATTATTTGGAGCTGTAATGTATATAAAATCTCCTATTGCTCGTAAGTGACCACCTGTAAAATCTTCTTGCTCAAACTCATCATAAACAGCCTGTGATAATGTTGGATATTTGGTTGTAAAGATATTTCTAAATGAACCAATAACACGAAGCTGTTGATCTTGTGAAAGATAAACAATATCATTACCAACGTTATCAATAAACTCGTGAGCATAGGCGGCACTCAAAAACGACACTGGTTTCTTATCTACTTTGACATTTCTTTCTGCCGTAGCTCCTGATGAGACCTGGATATTACTAAATACCACTTCATACCAGTCAGAAGTACCTGCCGAAATCCAAGCATTACCATTTCTAGCTGCTATTCCTTTTGCTGTATTATCAAGTGTCAAAAGTGTAGGATCGCCGAATCCTGTATCAGCTGTGTAATCTGTAAAGTCTGAATCACTTGAAACATAGACTAATCTTGAAGTATATGAACCAACATAAAGTTGTGAACCAATTACTTTTATAAAATCGTTTTCATTTCCGTCTACTGGTTTATTATCAGTAACTATTACAGATTGTATTGCCACGCTTCCTGCAACAATTCCAGATGCATCTGGAGTAACACCTGTAAGAGTCGTTGTACTTTCTCCACCTGTATAAGTGTACTCAACACCACTTATTACAATCTTTTTTTCTGCTCCTGTGTTTGTGGCAAAACCATCTTGCCCCCATGTAGTGTCTGCCGATGTTTTTGTTATAGTATTTACTGTACCACTTGCAACGGATGTAATACCCCCTGACCAGTGTAATATTTTATCATCTCCTCTAACCATAAGTAGTCTGTCTTTCTTTTCGGTATTATCCCACCACGCATCAAAAACAAAACGTGTAAGAGTTGTCGCTGGGCTTGTTAGTGTTGATGTTTCAAGTAAATCATACCAGACATAAGTCCCGTCTATTAAAACGTCTGATTCTACTTGCAATTTGTTATTACACACACGGATGGGATATGTAGCACCTAGTGATGTATACCATTCATAAGACGAGACTACACCAGCAGTTGTAGCGTCTATCGAGCCTCTACGAAGCAACCCTGGGCGAGAAGCTACTGTACCAGATAATTTCTTATATACATTTTGACTTCCTCTAACAAGAAAACCACCATCGAGATTAGTTTTGTCACGGGATGAGTTATACCCCTTGAAGTCCGTCTGTAAATCCATTTCAAAGTTATCTAAAGATAATCTAGTCATGATAGTTTTGGTGTATTTAATGTCTTTTCAATCGACCAATGTCTTCTTTGCATTCGTAAATATAATGTCATATAAGATATGCCTATAATTTCAGACCATTCTTTTAGACAATGTCTTTCTCCTCTAAAATAAATATTAAGATTATTTTTTTTATTTCTTGCTTGTTCTTTAATTGTTGCCCATCTACAATTTTCTTTACAATAGTTTCCATTGTTGTCAATTCTATCTATTTGAGTATTTTTTTCTCCATATTTATCTATATGCTCTAAATAACTCTCATACATATCATCTCTGAAATTAGTAAAAATATCCCATTTTTTATCAAAAATTATACCTATTTTGCCATATCTTTCGAAGTTTATTTGTTTATCTTGAGTACATCGTTGTTTAATAGCACGCCAAATATTCCAAAATCTTGAACAACTTAATCCAGTTTTTTGATATTTCTTATTTGTCATATAGAATCATCATAATAATTACCCACTGTTCTTATTTCTTGTGAAGGATTATCTGCCCTATACTGTGCGTATAATCCCAAATCACTACCTGAACCATAAAGAATTGCCCTATACATTTGTACAAGCCCACTTGAAAGCGTCCCACCTGATTGTATAGCTATTGTGTTTGCACATTCATATTCAAATAAAACATAGGCGGCGTCATTCAAAACAATTTCATCATTATCATCTGTTATAGTATTGCTCATTGTTGAACCCACCTTAAAGATTGCCGAAGTTCCATAAATCAATTCATAAGGAGCTGGCATTGCGATAAATAAGCTACCAAACCTTACGTTATTCAAAGCTGTTACACTTGTATAATTGACTAGTATTTGAACATAATCAACATGTGTAATATCTACCGTACCCGTCTCCGTAGCCCCCGATAAATCAAAATCTATTGTAGTCCATTCGTTTGCTTTCCAAGCTCCTAGCATTCCTTCTGTTTGTGTTACAGAAAAATAATTACTTGCATCACTCCCTATTCGCAATTCAATTGATGATATTGTAGTAGAAGGTAAATACGCTTCTAAAAAGACTACTCCGACACCTTCCTCATCGGTTAAATCTACCGAAGATATTGTCTTTGTGAGTATTCCTTGTGTCCCACCAGCTCCTAGATTAAATCGTATTGAAGCTGGCACTGTGTAATAAATTGCTAGATCAGTATTAAGACTTGAAGCATCGCCACTTGCAACCCATCCTGTTGTTTCTGTCATCGTGTCTAAAGTCGTTTTAACCGTTGATGTCTTTTGTGATACACGCATGATTGGTGTACCTTTGTTATATTCAAAAGTCACCATGGTGCCATTTGGAGTGTAGAGTTTAGTACGATCAAACATTTCTATTGGCTTTTTATAGGTATAATTATATGCAGTTCTAGTTATACCTTGTGGTCGTAAATCTAAAAACACTCCACCGAAAATATCTGATGGAGCTAGATAGTCGTACACACCGTTATAAAGAGTTACTGATTGTCTACCAGTTGCTTCCATGATATCAATCTGTGTAAGTAAGGTTCGTGTGGCTCGTTCAATAGCACCATTCAAATTAGTGATGTTGTTCAAGTTTACTCCTTGAAGAAGACCACTTAGACTATCCTTGAGATTTCCAACTGTGCGTAGTGCCATTGTTTTTTAATTAACTAATAAAATTACTGAACCATTTCACGAACTGGAACCCATTGCATCCAAACTGAACTCAATGCTGTTGAAGTAGATACTGTTGCTCTGACGAATCTAACAGGAGTCGGGACATTTATTGCATTTCTAACAGTACCTGCGGAAGCAGGAGCAATAGTATAAGTTCTCTGTAATCCACTCAATGGAATAGTTGATGCCGATGTTGTTGTAGAAAGAGCATCATTAAACCAGTCAATCCCATCTTGGGAATAATTGATTGTAATTGTTTGAACAGCAGAAGTTGATGCTGTTGTCTGAACCAATAATGTCGCATTATTCAATGCTACTGGCGCATAAGTATAAGCATCAAGAGTCAAAGTAGCATTAGCTGTTCTCATGTAATCTGGTGAAGTAGTAGCTATTGCGGTCTGTACTGTTGGCACAAAATATGAACGGTTAGCTTTTACCTTTGTAGCAAACACAGCTACTCCAATAATAATTACTGGAGTTATCAATAAAATTGATGCTAGATATTGTTTTTTCATTTTTATAAATTTAATTTTTAATTTGTAACCCATTCATCCTTGCCCTAGTTAATATAGGGCAAAGTGAATAGACTACAGATTTGGACAAGTACCATACTGAGAATACATTATCCCAGGAGTTGTCGAAGCTTGAAACTTCAATGCCGTAGCAGTTGAAGTAGCATAGAATTGATAACATCCTGCAATAACCGTTGAAGTTGCTGTATTTGCAGTAGTAACTGTCAATGTTCCGCCATTAAATGTCGGATCGCCTGTAAACGTACTCGTTCCACCAACGATAAGATTTTCACCTAATGTCAGAGAATCATAATTTGTTACTCCACTAAATGAAGGGACAATTGATTGTCTAACTGGGGTAAAGAGAGCAATGATTGCAATTACTAACGCAACCACGCCCGCATATTTTAATGTTGTATTCATGTGAGGTTGCGATTAAGCGTTAATAATTAAACACCCGTTGAACCACAAACTCCACTGTACTCTATTGCATCTACTGCTTCACGAGCGCGGAATTTATACTTATAAGAATCATTCTCTGAATACTGCCAAGGAACCAGCTCTGTTGTGAGAGCTTCTCTTTCAAAGCGATAAACACCGTTCATGTTTGAGCCTACGAAGTAAGCTGTTGTCGATGTTGCATCCAAGAAAGGAGAAAATACCACCTTCATTCCTGGGTACATTTCTGACCAGTAGTTCAAATCGTTGTTTCCTGTACCTGCACGAAGAACAGACTTGGCTGTTGCCATAGCTGTTTTGTGTAGAATTGAAGGAGTCAACAAGAACTTTGGTTCATATCCCAAGACAACACCACTTTGTGACAACTGGGTACGAAGTGAATTGATGGTTGAGTTCAAAGTATCATCGGTCAATGCACCTGTTTCCAAGTTGTCTACGGTATCTCCGTTCTGGTTTGTATGAGAGTTTGAGAACAAATACGCACTATCAATTGTGGTATATGTTGCAAAACCGCCAGCATACACGCCAAAAGCATTTCTATCACGAGAAGCCAACCAAGTTTTTGTCTGTTGATTGACTGCCTTTGATACTGCCGAAAGCTGTTGATCTGCCATAAATGTTCTACTAATTGGCAAATCTTTCTTAAAGTTAAGAATCAAAGTTGTTTTTGGAGTTGGAGCTGCTACCGAAACAGAACGATTGATTGAAACATCGTCTGTTGTGGTATCAAAATAACCACCACCACCAATAACAGTCGTGATTGCTGCGGCGTTTGAAGCAGTGTCTTGTGTAAAGACTACTGGATCAGTTGCTTCTGCTTTTCCGACTGATGTGTTTTCCATTTGCTCCTGTGCTACGAGCTTATCAAGAGCTGTTTTGACTAGTTCTAGGTTAGGAGACGAGGAATAGTTTAATCCTGCCATTTTCTAATAATTTATAATTTTCGCCCACCATTTATTGTTATTAAATTGAATATTGGCTTCGATTATAAATAGTTACTAATAAATTAACTAATAATTAACTCAAAGTTGAAGTATTACCGAGAACACTCCAAGTTGGCTTTACCATCCAATAGATAGTATCTGACTGATAATCACCATCTACCAAAACAATTGCATTAGCAGCGGCGTCTGTTGCTGCTGTATCAATTGTATAAACCGAAGCTGTAAGATCAAACACAACAGCCGCTCCTCGTAGAGCGTCTATTTCTGCTTGAGTATTACATGCACCAGCTACCTTTGGTTTACCTGAATAAACAATACCTGGTAAAGGCATCCATGTATAAACAACACCAGCAACTGAAGCTGTTTGTGTTGAGTCTGACTTTGCAACACCGACAAAACGTCCATTTGTTGCAGCGGTTGTGCCGATAACACCCGCACCATCAGCAGCCATTTTAACGATACCAGTTTGTGCAGCGGTTGCTAAGTACGACACAAACGGTTCACCACGATAGCCTCCTGTCGTTCCCATCGCACCAGCGGCAATAAGCCATTTCTGGGAGATAAGTTGACTTGAAGGTGTGATTGTCTTAAAATCATTTCTTGCCATTTTTGTGAAAGATTAGTTTATAATCCTTCACCTTTCCCTTATGCTTTTTTAGCTTCAGCTTTACGAGCTTTGATTATGTCTTCTTTTGTTAAAAGAGGTTTACCATCGAATCCTTTCATTCTCATGAAGGACGCTTCTTCTGGGGTTGGTTCAAAGACTTCTTCATATCTACCTGGAGCACTACCACCAGTGGCAGTTCTTCTGATAGGAGTTTTCCGAACTGCTTCTTCGGCAATTTGTGCATTCTTTACAGAATTTACAATTGCTCTGGCATTTCGTAAGTCTTCTTCTGCATTTCCTGAAGGTCGAATAGTATTAGATAAATAGTGCTTTACAAGCTCTCGCTCATTGTCATCTTGGATTTGTTCTTCTGCTAGTAATTGAGCGGTTTTAATTCCTTTCTCTTTCTCTAGCTTTTTTAACATACCTACGGTGACAGGTGCATCGTCTTCGGCATCTGGAGTCTCCTCCTCGCCTACATCTCCTTTAAGTTCAGCAATTCGCTTTTCGATTTGCCTCTTTGTGAAGATAGCTTTTTCAAGTTCTGTTTTACCTTTACCTTTCTTTTCGACTTTTTCAAGCTCTCGCTTTATAGGGTCTTGTGAAGGTTCTTGAGTTTCAGTCTCAACTGTTTCGTTAGTCTCGACCGTCTCATTTGTTTCTGCCGTTGAAACGATTGTATCGGCATTTGTATTTTCTTCCATCTTAATTAAAAAGTTTAAGTTACTTATAATCCTCAATCGGTGAGGTTCCGTCTTCGGAGGCTAGCAATTTCAAAAGAATTTCTTGTTGCTGTCCCCACCAGATTGCGGCTCTCGAAAACATCATTTGTTCTGGTTTTTCAACTTTATGAACACCTAGTGTTACAGCGTTGAAAGCTACCTGATCATTGATAATCTTAAGAGCTACTGACTGGAGGGCACCTCTTGCACTCTCTTTCAAAATTATGCTTTTTTCAACATCCAAAGTCTTATCGTTCACAAGGAGTACGCCTTGTTCGTCTCGTCTAATAATATCTCGAAATGGTAATGCGTGTAATCTATCAAGAACACAAGTGATCAATTTGTTTCTTGAATCTTCTGTAAGTTTTACACTTCTCAAAAGATATATACAGATTTTCACTATTACCTCTTGCATATTTTTAACGAGCTGATTTCTTTACTACATTCCTACGAATCACTGGTTTCTGTTGAACTACAATTGGTTGAGTTGTGGCCATTTCTTCCTCTGTCAATACAAGCCCAGCTAATTTTATATACTGTGCCTTTATTGTTTCCTCGTTTATTTCTATTGAAGGATTGGTTGCCTTTGCAATTTGTAACGCAACAATTGCTCTTTGTAATTTTATTTTGTTATGAGCCCAATTAAAATCTTGTATCATAATTATTTTTTATTTCTTTTAATATTTGGAACTGTTTCATTCGACACTCCTTTACAGGAGATGAAATTTTTTGGCTTTCCGCCAGTAGCTATAAACGTGTGCAATGATAATTTCTCTGTTGATTTAGGTTTTTTCATGTTGTTTGTATTATATAATAATCTCGACCTTTACGCTAGTGCTCCCATTGGATTTGTAGCTGGTGTAACCATGTTATTACCCAATTTGAATTGATCTGCGTTTGGATTTTGACCTACTTGTCCACCTTGCCCCATTATCCCTCCAAGCATTTGAGCTGTATCTTGTTTTGCCTTGTAGCGGTCTGGATCATCACCTCCAAATTCTTCAATTACAAGATCATTCACTACTGCTTTTTGATCTGTAAATGGAGCTACTCTTGGATCAGTCATCATGTTAAACGCTAGAACCTTCTCGTTCTTATCAGTTCCCATTGATTTTCTAATTATTTTATCTGAATCAACCCACATTGAATATGAATAACGAGCAAATTTATATGGATTAACCTCGAATATTCTCTGGTCTGATTCATTACCACCAGCTTTATCGTATAGTTTCCACTCATAATCATCTACCTCGGTTTTAGACATTTGTTTATCTATCATTTTATCAGAAAAGATAACCCTGTTCGTGACAGTCTTGCCTTTCTCCTTACCTTGAGATAAAAACGTCTTATATCGCATTTTTAGGGCTTCTGGGACTGAATTATCGAGCTCTCCTACTGTTTCATGTTGAATAATACAGTCCATTGTAAGCTCTCCAACTTGTTTAATTAAGTCTGCGATCATTATTCCAAATACTCCTAGAAACACTCTTGCATTCTGTTCTGCCTTTGATGTAGCATAAGCAGTTACACCTTTTTCTACATTGCCTGACATGATCCTATCTTGAGTACTTTCTGACATATCCTCTTTATTTACATTCATCATATTTAGAGCAGCGGACAAGTTTGGACCCAATTGATACGGAGTAACCGTTGCCCCTGCTGGCATACCAACTGTTGCACCAGGAGCTATTACAACACTACTTGCATTTGCAATACCTGACATGAACAATGGTTTAATAACATCAAGATATGTACCGTCATGAGCTAATTGGTACATCCTATTTTGTGAGGCATCGTCCCAGTATTCTTTGAAAGCACCTGACTTGAAGTATGCAAATCTCCCTGTTGGGTCTATTGGCTCAAATCCTGATTTTGCAAAAGGATATATTGGCACAGATTTCCATTCATCTCCAAACAAAGTGAAACGTCTATGCTTGAACGGATTGTTATTGTAAACATCATCTTCATTGCCCATAAATGTCCCACCTACCCATGTTACTTCCAAATCTTCATCACGATAAAATGCTGTAACTTCTTGAACATAATCTCTATCGGCTTCTGTCCATTCAATATCAAAAAGAGTCTGGTTCTCTTGCCCAGTCATTACTATCCTCGTCTTTCCAGCTTGTACATAGTCAAATAAATCAGTTCCGTCTTTAGCAAAGTATTTACCCTTGTACATTTTTCTTGCTGTATCGTATGATATTCGCCTTACACGAATAATATACGGTTGTCTTTGTAAATTACCTGTGAAGAAGTCTGCGAGTAATAATTCATCTACTGGTATAATATTCAAATTAAGTCCAGATAGTAACTCATCCACCGCTTCTGTAACCTTAATCTTTCCGTCCTTAGTTTTTTCTTTGATTAACTGTATTGCTTCAAGATACTCTACTTCAATGAATACAGCTGGATTGACTAGGGCAGATAGACACATAAACAAAAACTTCATTTCATATCCCGCTTTCCTCAAGTGTTCTTCTACAAGTATTCTCATCACTCTTGCTGTCATTTTATCTTCTTCATTCTGTTCATTCTTTGCATAGACATAGGGATAAAGCATACCAGCTATTACATGAGCTAGTATTCCTATTAGTTTATTACGAGCCGTGTTCTTTCTACCCTTCCAACGCCATTGTTTATGCGTAGCTACATATTCACATCCCACAAAAGCACCGAACGTCTGTTGATCAAGTCTTGTTCTCTGCAAGAGGGAGTAGCCGTCAAACTCTTGAAATGGACGATGCTGGAGAGCATAAGCTGTCATGTAGTCACTTTGTACTCTTGCCCAGAGTTTCATTACTTCTTGCGATGGAATATACGATGATGGTGAAAGTCTGTCCCCATGAGAATCAATGGGATTTCCAGTTTCATCGGTTATTATCTTACCTATTATGTTAGTATTCTGCTACTTTTATTGGTTCGAGTAGCTCAATAAAGTTAATAATCTTATTGTATTTTCGACTATTACAACTCCTGCACAACGGTTGAATATTTGAAATATTATCTGAACCACCTTTTGAAAGAGGAATTATATGATCACGAGATAATTTTACCACAGGTTCACGTTGTTTACAACACAAACACATA